AGGAAAGATCGAAAGAGGTAAAACAAGAGGCGGCATTGTAGGAAGAATGTCTGCTCGTGCTGAAAGGGCAATAGTAAATGCAGTTAATGCAGAACCAGTAAGATCAACTAAAGCAGTTCCTCCAGCAGTTGCACAACCGTTCATGGCACTTAATAATACCGTTGCTGCAAATACAGCAGCAGTTCAAGACGATACTGATGCAACAAGAACTTCTGCTAGAACTACTCAGCAAATAGCAAATGACGATAAAAAACTTAACAGAACACGTGGTGTTCGTGGATATATGCTTGGATATGGTAAAGTTCCAGATGTTGATCCAGAAACTGGAAGACGTTTAAGTTATCAAGAAAAACAGAACTATCGTCAAAATCAAAGAATGCAAAGAGGACTAGGTCCTTCTATGGCTTTAGGTGCTGTTGCTTCTACTGCAATGATGTATGGAATGGCAAAGCCAGATAGTTTTGCTGGTCAAAATATGAATTTACTTATGGGCGTAACTGCACTTGCAGGCATACTGCCATTACTTAATAGTCCATTAAAAATGATGATTGCATCTATTGTAGGGCTAGTAGGATTATATAAAATGCAGTCAGCACAAATTAAACAGGCACTACTTGATGGAGAAGCACAGGCAAAAGCAATGTCTATGACCACTGCTAAACTAGAGTCTCTTGGCAAATATACAAATCAGGTCTCCATAACACAAGTTTCTGCTGCTCAACGTGCTAAAAGAACTACTGAGATTACGCCAGTCAATCAAACATTTGGTTTTAACTTTTTGGGATCTGAAACAGGCAAAGCCTTTATGTCAGAATTTAATAAAACTGTTAAAACTATGGGTACAGATGTTGCTGCAAAAAATTTAGCAAATCAATTAGGATCCGCAGTACAACAGGGTGTGTTAACAGCAGATCAAGCAGAATCTATTGCAACTAATATTGCTAGATCATTAAATGATACAGTGCTTGAGGCAAATCTTCGGGGTAGAATAATTGAACTTGTCGGACCTAACGGTATTAATTTATCCAAAAACCCATATGAATTAAATGTTAAATTGATGACTGATGCAAGAGAATTAGAACAACTTTCATTAAGTCAATTAAATAAAACAGCAGGCGATGTTAATCAAGGATTACTTGGCATTGGTGGTAAACGTGCAAACTTAAAGCCTGGTGGAGCGATTATGGGCAATCCACTTCAATGGAGTGAAACTGCACAACTTCAGGGTATTGCGGCTTCTGGAACTGCTGCCAGTTTACTCAAAGCGGCAAAAGTAGCAAGAGTTGCAAAATATGCTGCTGCTGCTGCAACTGGACCAGAAACTCTTGGAATTGGAGCAGTAGCATCACTTGTAATTGGAGAAGCAATTACTGCTTCCTTAGTCTTTGCAGCACGACAACTCCAAAGAGGTGAAGAAAAGAAGGTTATTGCAAAAGTTGCTGGACAACTTGCTGGAACAGTAGCGCAAAATCTATCATTAAGCCAACAAGGTATTGATGCTATGAATGCTGAATATAATGCTTCCATACAAAATTTAGAAATTAGAAGACAACAAGCAAAAACTGCTAAAGAAAGAGCAAATCTTGAAGAACAAATCTTAGATCTAGAGACCAAACGAAATGATGCTATTAATAAATCAAGAGTTCAGCAGGCTAAAATAATTACAGACTCTGCAAATTATATTGATCAACTGACTACTCAAGAAGCAAAAAACAAATATGCTGATGCTTATAAAGAACAACTTAGTCAAAAATTCAAAGATGATCCATTTTTAAAGGCTAGAGCAGATCAATTAACATCAAGTATGCAGGCTGCTAATCTTGATCAAAAGGGTACTATTCAAATTCAGGCTTTAATAACATCAGATCAACTTAGTTTAGGCCAGGCAGAAGCACTTGTTGCAACCTTAACAGCAGATAAAGGAGATTTGAAAAAAGAAATTGAATTAATTGTTAGAACAACAGGAACTGAAGGTCTTACAAGATTTGCCGAAATAGCACAGTACCTTGGTAAAAATGCACAAAAGAATTTAAAAAATATTGTTGATGCAAACTTATTAAGAGGATATACTGAAAGCGTAAATGATTTATACTCTGGCCTAGAAGAGTTAATTAAATTACCAGAGTTTGTCGGTATTAAGATTGATACAGAAATTGATCCAAATGATGTTATATTGCTTGAAAGAGTTGGCAGAGATGCAAACTCTCTTAAGAAAAAGTTTGATGGAAAACCAATTACATTAGAAGCATTACAGTCATATAAAACAGAATTAAATGGACAAGGAGTAACTAATAATGTATTAGATACTGCAATTAAAAACTGGAAACTTCTTTCATCTCTTGATCCTAATGTAAGACTTCAAGCAATGATGACACTAGCAACATTAACTGTTAGTGATAGTATAAGTGGACAAATAACATCAGAACAAAAGGCTGCTTTTTTAAAAACTGAAAAAGGAAAGTCTCTTAAAGATTTTGCTAATTCTGGTCAGGGATATCAAGCAGATTTATTTGCTAAAGAGTTTGCAGCATATCAAAGTTCTGCTGCAGGACAAAAAGTAGCACAAACTTATACTGCCGATCTAATGAATAGAATATTTCCTCCAGCAAAAAATGATACAGTAAATAAACCAATCTCGACTGGGGATACAACAGGAGAGAAACAAGACACATCCTGGCTTTCTGATTTGTTGCAAAAACTTAAACTATTTAAAGAGGCTTCAATAGATGCAACTGGTAACTTTAAGCAACTGCTTGGACAGGTTCAAAAATACTTTGGGCCAAAATTATTTAAAGATAATCCAATGCTTGGAGCACTTGATAAACAAAGAAGTGCTATTGAAAAAATACAAACAGCAGCATCAAAGGCTGGAATAACACTTTCTAGTTCATTTTTAGATTTCTTAAAAGGTTTAGATGCAGAACAATTTGAGGAAATTACAAAACAATTATTTAATATTAATAAAGAAGGAGAATATTCTCTCAAGGTATTCCCAGGTGTAGAAAAGGTATTAAATCGTTTAGCACCAGAAGATAGGCAATTAGAAGCAAGTCAGACAATAGTTGGAGCAATTAATGAAGCATTTAAGCAAGGAACCCTTGTAGACTTTATTAATTCTCAAAGAGAGTCAATTAAACAAACTGATGATCAAACAATTGCGTTTCAAAAATTAACAAACGGAGTTCTTGGTTTTAAGATGAGCGCACAGTTAGCATCAGATTTTATAAAAAATAATAAAGATTTAACAGCAGATATTGCAAGCGGTGCGAAAATATTTTCTGAGGATGAAATTAAAGGAGTAACTAAATCTCTTAATGAGTATTATTCAACAATTGCAAAAAATAATATTACAAAAATATTGCCAGAAAAAAGTGCAATACAGGATCAAATTACTGCCCTAAATACTCTTACAGCACAGGGAGTAGAATATGAAACTGCTCTTAACCTAATACAACAAGAAGGAATGGCAGCATATATTGCTCTTAATCCAAAAGCAATTACTGAAGATTTAAAGGATTTAGTTTTAGAAACACAAAATTTATTAGACTTAGTAAAGGCATTAGAAAATACTAAGTTCTTTAAAGAAAGAACTGCAACAATTCAACTTAAAGAAGACTTTGCTGCAATTGCTCCATTACTTGTAGATATGGGCCTTAGTTTAAGTGATGTTAATGAAATATTAAGTAATCCAAATCTTGCAAAAGCATTTATCCAAGATCTAAAAGATGGTAAGTTAGATGCAGAACAATTAAAGAAATATATTGATGAAATACCAGAATCCAAAACATTTGATTTGCAAATTAAACTTTCTACAAGAGAAGGCCAAGAAGAGGAATTTGATAAGTTATTTAGCAAGGCTATGGAGTATTATGACTTGCTAGAAGGTAAGATTGAGGATGATTTTGAGCCATTACTTAAAAATGCTCAGGATGCTATTGATAAGACTCAAGAAAAAATTGACGGCATCAATAAAGAAATACAAGACTATCAAGATAATATCGATGCAAAACAAAGAAAGATTGAATTAGAAATAACACGACCAATAGAAATATTACAGAAAGAGTCATCAGATTTAGGTAATGATCTTGATTTAATGAATAGAAGTGCTGATGAAATAACTAAGAGATATGATGAGCAGGCAGATGCTTTAACAAAAGTATTTGAAATAAATTCAAGAATTGCAAATCAACAAAAGCAACAACTAACACTTGCAGATGCTTTATCTCAAGGTGATATTTCTGCAGCAGCCGCAGCAGCACAAGAAATGAGAGCATCCGAGATAGAGGCAATGAAAGAGGATCAATTAGGAGTTTTGGGTGCTGCAAAAGATCAACAGATTGCAAATCTAAGAAGTAAAGGTGGGCTAACTAGATTACAAATAGAAAATCGTCAGTTTGCAATTAGTCAGCAGGTGTATGAACTTGAAAAGAAACGAGACGCTCAGTTATTAGAAATTAGACAAATTGAAGATAAGATTTATGATATTAAAGTTGGAAGATTAAAACTTGCACAAGACGAATTAGATTTGGCCAATAAGACCTTAAAAGATTATCAGAAGCAAAGAGATGCTGCTATAGAGGCAATAGATAGGCAACGAGAAGTTTGGAGAGATGCTCAACTTGCAATTGGATTTGCAAGAATAGATGCTGGATATTATAATGATGTTATTGAATTTTCAAATACTCTTGTTAATTTAATGAAGGATGGATGGCTTGGAGTTGGAGATGCTATTCTTGCTGCTGTTTCTGCTCTTGCTCTTTATAATGCAGGACTTACCAAAAAACCTCTTACTTTTGAGCAAGCACAGGCACAGGCTCAAGGAACTTTAACTGGATATCTAGATAATTTCTATACTCAACTTGGAAATAACGATCAAAAGATAGTCGACCTAGAACTTAAGATTGCAGAAGCAATGGAAAGAGGAGAAGACACTACAGCATTAGAGGCAGAATTAGCAGCATTAAGAGCATCAACTGAAGTCCTAGCAGATAATATGTACGATGTGGGGACTGCACTTAGTAATGTTGATGATGCAACAACAATAGCAGGAATTAATGCAGCAGTTTCTCAGGCTACCAGTGTTGTAAAAAATCCTTATGGAGATATAGATATTGAATATGATGGACCATACTGGGTTCCTGGAGATGGTGAGGGTGGAGCAGGAGGAGACTTTATTCAAGTAGCCTCTAAAGGCGGTATTATAAAACCAAGATACCTTCGTAAAGGTGGATTAACAGGATCACTATATCGTTCAATGGGTGGAACAATACCACGTTTCTTAAATGGTGGATTTGCTAAAGGCACAGATACTGTTCCAGCAATGTTAACTCCAGGGGAGTTTGTAATGAGTAGGTATGCAGTAAATTCTCATGGAATAGATAAAATGAGAGCAATTAATAGTGGGGACTCAATAGGAGACTCAGTGTATAATTATAGTATTAATGTCAATGTTAAGTCTGATGCAAACCCTGACGAAATTGCACGGGCAGTAATGACGCACATTAAGCAAGTAGACTCAAAGAGACTTAGAGGAGCAAACTTATAATGTCAACGCTATCGTATATGACAGGTAGGAAAAAGTATCAAAGGCCACAAGCAATGCTTTGGGCCAATAATTCTGGTACATTAGTTTCTGCTCCAAAAGAAGGCGATCCAGATTTTAAGGTATATGTTCCTAATGGATTAGAGATAGGACAAAATCCAGGTTCAGAGACAGATGAATCTGTATACAATCAATTTTTAATTTTATCTGACGACAATAGAAGTTCATTAGATTTTAATACTACGAGAATTGAAACAAGAGAAAGAATGATTAATGGAAGAATGAGATCTTATCATATTGCTGATAAGTTACAACTTTCAACATCCTGGCAAATGTTGCCATCACGATCATATTTTACTGTACCAGATTTTAATGCTACAACAGGAATTTCTCCAAACAATGGATATGGATTAAGTACTGGCGCAGATCTACAATATACAACAGATGGTGGAGCAGGTGGAGTAGAAATATTAGACTGGTACGAAAACCATCAAGGTCCATTTTGGGTTTATTTATCATATGATAAATATTCTAATTTTGGAAAAGATTCTAAAGCATATGGACACTTAGGGCAATATAGTCAATTGATGCAAATGTACTTTGCAGATTTTACTTATAGTGTTGTAAAACGTGGTGGAAGTAACTTTGACTTTTGGAATATTTCTGTAACTCTGGAAGAGGTATAATGTTTCAAAACGAAGAACTTAAAACATATTTAGAAACATCTCCAACTGTTAGGACACAGTCTGCAGTTATTGCAGAGTGGAATATGAACATTGCAAAAAATATTTTTAGAATAGGAAATTATAGATATAGACCATCATCAGATATATCTGATAAATATAAAACAATTCCAAATACCTTTGATGTAAATGACACAGGTAATTTTTATACTGGAGCAACTGATGCTGATGTAAAAATTGATGGCGGAATAGATCCAGAAAATAACTCTCAGCCCTGGTTTTTATTGGCACAAAATAAAAAGAATGAAATGTTATATTCTTTAGAAGACTGCTTTAAAAGATTTAGACCACGCTCTGGAATAAATAAGGCAGCATATCTTCCAGGTAGAAAACTTCATCATTCTAACATGAATATGTCAAATAGGCCTAGATACTATATGGCAGATAAAAATGATAACTTTAAATATTGGACTTCCTTTAGAACAGATTCTGGAAATTTAAGAGGTATAGCAAATAAGTTATTTAATGGGCAAAATTATATAGATGATACAGCACCATTCGTAGTGTATGAAAATCCAGTACCTGCAAATAGAATAGTTATTAAAATGCAGACAAATGTTGGCTCTGTAGATCTTGGACCATTCTCTAATTCATCAGGATCATTTTCAGATCCATTTTATGGAGATTCCAATAAAACTACACCAGTAAAATGGAAAGTACAACTATTAAATAATAATAATTGGATAGATGTCATATCTTTTAATTCTGGTACTACAAGAAAAGACGGCACTCCAATAATAAAAGAAGATGGATATGTTGAAATATCTTATGGCTTAATTGTTCCAGATAAGTACAAAGATGTTTTTATAAGGGCTGAAGAATATAATAATGTATTATTTCTACCAGAAAAATCCATTGAGGGATACGCTTATTTAGTTAAATCAGATGAATCTGATATAGGCCAATATCATATTTGGTTTAATAATGATTGGGAAACCTTTACTCCAGAATACGGATGGATATTGGCAGAAGAAACTGTAGACCGTTTAACTAATTTTGTTACTGATTTTGTAAATCCTCCAAAATTTTTATCAAGTTCAGAAAACAAAAATATTTATCGTGAATTTGAATATATCAAGGGTTTAAGAATTGTTGTTGATAGTATGAATAAGATAAATTCTACTTTTGATCTTATTGAACTTTCACCAAGACTTTGTGCAGATATATCAGACAAGGTGGTAAGTTTTGATTTATCTAAGACTGCCTCAGATTTGGGAACTAGCGGATTGCCTGTAGGACAACTTTTGGCATCTAACGGCAAGGTACAAATTTTTGACTATGATAATGCGTTTAGCGAAAACAATAGTTTAAGTATAATAAAAGACTATGCATCAAATAATCTACAGATTAAGTTTTATGAAATTATTGTTAATGTTAGTGGGTATGATTACTTTATCCCCATAAAGACTATGTACTCTGAAGGGTTTTTTGGTTTTTCTCATTCTAATAGAAAAGTAGATATTAATTTACGAGATTTATATTTTTATTTTGAATCAACTAAGGCGCCAGAAATGCTTGTCCCAAATGTATCTCTTAGTTATGCAGTATCTTTACTGTTAGACTCTATAGGGTTTTCTAACTATACCTTTAAAAGAATTTTAGGGGAAAAAGAATTAATAATACCTTTCTTTTATATAGCACCAGATAGAACAATATCGGAGGTATTAAATGATCTTGCTGTTTCAACTCAAACATCAATGTTTTTTGATGAATACAATAACTTTGTTATGATGAGTAAAAATTATATGATGCCATCAAACACAGATAGAAATATAGATATGTCGCTTATTGGATCAGACGACCTTATAGATACTGGTGTTATTGAAAACAAAGATAAGCAAAGTAAACTTGCCAATATTATTGAGGTGTCTTCTGAAGAAAAAAATGTATATAATGATGGAGTAATTAATTACGATACAAGATATATTCAAAGATCTTATGGAAGTATAAAACAAGCATCTATGATTGATAATGAAGTTGCTGCTAAAAATTGGATATATAAACCAGTACTATTATGGGAAATAGTTGGAGATAAAAATCTTAGATCAATTAACAATGAAACTAGAGATCAGTCGTCATATAATCTTTCTGCAATCCCACTAAATTCTAATTTGTCTTCTAAGGTTCCAAATGTTGTAAATAATACTTTGATAGATAATGTTATAGATTTAGGAGAAGCAGTTTATTGGCTAGGAAGACATAACGGATATTTTTATGCTAATGGTGAAATTATAAAGTTTGACGCTGTTCAATATAATATTCCTGGAACAGAAAAAAATATTATAACTGGAGAAAAAGATGGAAAGATATTGTATACAACAGAAACAGTCGGGGCAGTAGGAAATGTATGGATTAGTAGTAATCAAGAATATCAAGACTATATGTCTAAGTTATCATTTAATGGAAAAATATATCCGACTGGCCTTGTTAGAATATATGCTGAACCTAAATATGAAGAAATTAACGGTAAGACTGTAATGAAAAATGGAGAAGTGGCAAGACACGGACGTGGACAATTTGGAACTACAATAGTTTCTCATGATGCTGGATTAAACTCACACTGGTATAACGATTTATATGTTCGTGGAATGAATATGGAAAGTAAGCATCTGTTTGGATTAAATGAACAAGATATATTAGATAATAATGATATAGCAACCTTATCTTTGGGAACATCCATTCCTGCTGGTGTTAATAATAATAAAGCAAAGGAAACAGTAAGATCTAGCATAATTAAAAACTTTTTATCTCATTCATACGTTAATGAGTCTCAAACCAATACAACTAAATCTACTCAGGCAGGATCAGTTCAAGCATCTGCTTTAGTTATGAGTGGGCCTTCTTTCAGCACCATAGAAACTCCATTAAAATTTGTTTCCTATCAATACAAGCCATTAGATAATAAGTATAAGCATTTTGGAACAAGAATGAGAATCATAGGCAAACTTGAAGTAAGTGATACTAAAGAACAAACACCAGTTAACTCTATGCCAGTATATGTTTTGCCAGGAAGTCAGCCAAATCAGCAATTAAATATTTCTGGTGGGTCTGGTGGCATTGGTGTTATGATAAATCCAACAACTAATGTTGGATATTACTTAGAGGTTATTGCATTAACAGAAAAAAATATAAGCGAGTATTCTTCAGAAGTAGACAATCTTCACAATGTGATATTTTATAAAATTTATTCAGACCCAAGTGGTAAGGCTATTCCTGTAAAACTTTGGGGAGGACTTAGCAATATTATAGTTGATGATGGTAAATTTACAGGACAGTCCAGAATGCTTGGTGAGCAAAGTCCAACTGTATATGATCTTGCAGTAGAGTATGAAGATGTGGGATCATTCAGAAGATTTTACCTATACATGAACAATAACTTAATAAAAATTGTTGATGACTCATCTCCTTTGCCAATTTATAATAATGTTGCGTTATTTGTTCGTGGTGGATCAAAATGTATGTTTGAAAATATTTATGCTCTTGCAAGTAATTATAGCCAAAACACAGCATCAACCATTGATACTCCAGTTGCTGCAGCATTTGGAGATGAGCACATTACAACAAATGAATCATTTAGAAAATATGCAATGTCTGGAATGGTTCAGTCAACATATTTATCTGGAATTAATATGAGTCAGCCGCCATCATTTAATATTTATTTTGATGAATTTGGAACAATTATGAGAGAAGCCGCTTATCTAAAAATAAGATATGATAAAGCCTATCCCGCTTTATACGCACAACTTTCTCCAACATTCAATAGAATAAAAGGATATGCAATTTCAGGATTTAAGGCAGGATCATATGGCGCAGAATTTATGGTCTTTAATGCTACAGATACATCTCTTAATCTAGATGAAACAAGTGGTAACTATTTAAGAATTCAAGGTATTACATTTACACAAGAATCAAATGATCAACTAACTGTTGATTCTTATTTTGCTAAGAATGCGAACTTTTCTGATCCAGCAATAGGAAAAGATGGTCTTATTGTTTCTCCAATAAGATCCGCACTAGATTACGATAAGATAAAAACAAGTAGACTATCTTATGGTAAAAAAGAATTTTCATTAAATCCAGTCTATATCCAGTCAAACGATGATGCAAATGATTTAATGGGTTGGATGATTAATAAAATGCTAAAGCCAAGAAAAAATGTTGGAGTAAAAGTATTTACTAATCCTATGATTCAATTAGGAGATATTGTAAATATAAAATATAAAGATAGTTCTAATAATGATATAATATCTTCAGAAGATACAAGGTTTGTCATTTATCATATGGAATATAATAAAAATAGCAGTGGTCCACAGATGACACTCTATATGAGTGAGGTTTAATATGTCACCAGTAAACAGTACTCCAGATCTACCCTCTTCAAGTCCAAATCCTAATCAAGATAATCAAGATGTAAAAGCAGCAACTACAGATATTATTCTTTTTGATGATGAGACAACTCCTATAGAAATAATGACAGATCTAATATTTGAAAATATAGGTGGTCAAGAACTTATAAATATTTTAAGGTCTGATATTATAAATGGTCAAAATATTTCTTATCAACCAATAAAGAATTTAACTAACTTATATTTTCAGTATAATCCTCAAAATATATTGGCATTGCAAGATACAGATTCAAACTATTTTAAAAAATTCCCTATAAACTTTTCAGCCAAAGTACCATCCTGTGGCACTGGTCCAAACTGCTCTATTGTATATATTGATTCAGAGACTGGAAACCTTGTGATAAATGTAGTTAACTTAGGGCGGGACGAGCAGGTAGAGGTTTCAATAGTCGCTGACGGCGAAGTATTAGATG